GCCAAACTCAATACCACTTGCACCACCATTGGAAACGACTAGCTTGTAAGCAGGATTTGTAATGCCTATTCCAACACGACCACTAGCGTCGATACGCATTTTTTCAGTTGTTTGGCCGCCGTTAGCAACAGTAGCAAAAGCCATTGAGGTGCTATAGTCGCCGTCAGTAGCGTTTTCTTTTACGGCCTTAATAACAGCGCCTCGTTGTATAGACTGGTCTAATGAGTTAAATTTGTAGCCAAAAGCAATGCCGCCACCAATATTAGCCGCATAAGACGCTGTGTCTTGGACAGTTAAAACTTGAGCGTCTAAACTAGATAAGTTATTAGAATTAACGCCTCTTACATCTAATCTGGCTCCAGCAATAATAGAACTGGTACCAATACCAACATTCCCACTAGAGTCGATACGCATGCGTTCTGAACCGCCAGTTGCAACGGTAAGCAATGAACCACTATTTAGCCTTAGCTTATCCTCGCCATGCTCATAAATAATAGAACCCGCCGCAGTAGAAGCCGCATCACCAAACCTAAGCTGAGTCTGTGTCGCACTAAAGAACTGAATACCAGTGTCAGTGGCATGCTCGAGAGTTAAAGATGTGTTGCTATTAGATGCTCCACGCCCTGACAATGCACTTTCTTGAATGTTTACTTTGTTGTCTATTGAGCTGGTACCAATACCAACGTTGCCACTTGAGTCGATACGCATGCGTTCTGTAGTTCCAGAGCCACCTACATTAAAGGTCATGTAGTCATTGCCGTATACAGCCGCAGTAATCGACGACTTCAATGCACCTGCATTTGCAAAGCCAAAACCAGCTACAGTTGTTCCAGAAGCGCCTGAGTTGTCAGTAACAACAGCAATTGTGGTTGCACCTGCTGATGTATCTACAGCCTGTAATGTATGTGCTGGACTGCTAGTGCCGATACCCAACGACTCCGCAGAAGCATCCCAGAACAACTTCGCAGTCGTACCCGTGTCTTCGTAGAAGCTGATGTCGCCGTTGCCATCGATTTCAAATGCTTTGTTTCCAGCCGTATATACCTTGTATTCATCCGTAATGTAATGAAGTAAATCAGTGCCGTTACTGTCCCACTTAGCAACTTCTCCATTAGGGTTGTTCATGCTCCAGTGCGTTCTACTGCTAGCAGAATCTTTGCCTGTAGTTATTGTTCCATTGTCAGCAGTAACGCCAGTAGTTCCTGCTACAGCCGCATCACCATCAACAGTCAAACCATCAGCAGTCACTGTACCAGTTACGTCGATGCCTGATGAGGTTGTAGCTAGTTTGGCGGCTCCTGCTCTGTACAGTGTGACGCCAGTGGTAGAGTTAAAACGTGCGGCATTGGCTGTCCCGTCTTCTGACTGCACAAAAATATCGTCTGAGCGTAACAAAAGATTATTGCCGCCAATACGTAAATCGCCTATGCCATTTTCAGTGATGAAACTAGTAGTACCTGAGTGGTAAATCTGTAGGTCTGAACCAGCACCAAAGATAGCCTTATCGTTGTCGCCAAAGGTCACATTGGCAGAAGTCGCAAGACCTGCAAAGGTTGGAGTGTCAGTAGTAGCAACACCTTGGTTCAGAGCCTTGACAGCAGTAATGTTAGTCAACTCACTGTCCATTAGAGCGCCAGCGGCAGTAACATTGGTCGTGTCCGTTACGTCTGCTAAAGCTTCGATACCGTCAAGTTTGCTGTGGTCAGCATCGGTAAATACATTGGAGTCTGTAGCGGCTTCTACTGCGGCTCTGATCTCAGCGTTGGTTTGGTCGCCTGTAGCGCCTGCTTCTATGCCGTCAAGCTTCGTATGATCTGCGTCAGTAAAGACGTTAGAGTCTGTAGCAGCTTCAACCAGTGTACGAATCTCTGCAGCTGTTTGGTCAGCAGTAGCGCCAGCTTCAATACCGTCTAGCTTAGTACCGTCAGTAGCTACGTCACGTCCGTCTACAGTACCGCTTACGGCAACATTGCCTGTTACGTTAACACCAGTAGAAGTTGTTGCAATCTTGACTGAGTTGTCATGGTACAAAGAGACAGCACCATCTGCCGCAAAGTCAGCTAGTATCTCGCCTTCGTACTTCTCAACTCTAACCGACGCATTACCACGAAGCGTAAGGTTTCCAGTACCAGCATCATCAATGTAGCTGTGTACGCCTGAGTGATAGATCTGTAGGTCACTGCCTGCGCCAAACACTAGACGATCATCAGATACGCTTGCACTATCACCAAAGACAATGTTTGTACCGCCTGTTGTATTACCGTTGGCTAGGATCTCAGATAGTTCGTTGTTAGCTCCAACTTGGCTATCAACATACGCCTTAATAGATTGCTGGGTAGCAAGCTGTGTGGCTGAGTTAGACGCCATGTTGTCTTCGTCAAGCACAGCCGTACCTGATACACCTGTGTTTAGAACAGGAGACGTAAGCGTTTTGTTAGTTAGTGTTTGTGAGCCAGTCAGTGTGGCAACGGTAGAGTCAATAGCAAAGGTAACAGCATTACCTAAGCCAGACGTATCAATACCAGTGCCGCCAGTAAACGTCATAGTCTCACTGTCTAGATCAATGCTTAACGCACCACCAGTGTCAGCTTGGAAGTCTAGGTCTTGTGCAGTGACTTGTGAGTCAACGTACGCTTTTACGGACTGCTGTGTAGGAACCAGAGTTGCACTGTTAGATGCCATGTTGTCTTCATCGACAAAGGCAGTAACACCAATGGTTCCGTCAGAAATAGTTTCAAAGGTCAGGGTTCCGGTAAACGTAGGCCCTGCTGTGTCAGCTTTAGTTGCAATAGCTGTGGAGATTGCATCGAACTCAGTTTCAAATTCAGCGCCACGGATAATCTTTCCTGAGTCGCCCGTAGGTAACGAGTCCTTAGCTTCAAAGTCTGTGGTCTTAGAGTAGTTAGACATCGGAAAGTCCTATTGCAGAGAAGAAGGAGGAGAAAGGAAAGGGGGCCATTGCTGACCCCCTAGTAGACTTACTCGTCGCAAACTGCGAGGATGAAGCCAGCTTCTGGACGGTATACTTCTACACCGTACAGGCAGTCCGAAGTGAACAGTGTTGACAGGTATTCCTGCTTGTACTGTGTCTGCGAACGTACAGCCATTTGCTCTGCCATGACAAGAGCATCAGAGTGGAAGAACAAGCAACCACGAGTGTCATCAGTAGAAGCACTGTTTTGACCTGCTGCTTCTACAACTGGAGCGTTGCTTGAAACGTAGATGTCTACGCCGTAGAGGTTACCGATGAGTCCAGACTCTACACCACGACCACCAACGAAGTCAGAAGACACGTATCGGTCGATACCCATCAGAGACTTACGTACTGCAGGTGGAACTACAAGTACACGGCCTTCCATAGGTACGTCAGCGTCGTCCATCAACTTGATAGCTTCACGGAAACCAAGGTCAGTGAAGTTGTCGCCTGAAGTTACAGTGTCAGCAGCATAAGCAGCAAGGCCAGCAGCGGCATTGAAGTAATAGCTGTTGGTGTTAACCCAGTCAGCACCAGTGTTAGCTGGAGTCTGAGTACGAGTACCGTTACCAAAACCAGTAGCAGCGTTGATGAGGTCAGTGTCTACCTTAAGAGCAAGCTGGTAGCCAGCGTCTTCTGTGTAGAACTGACGGAGGCTGTTAAGAGCCTGTACTTCTACGATGTCTTCAATCAGACGTGAGTACTCGAAGTGACGATCAACAGTGACAGTCAACTCTGACTCAAGGTTTGCTTGAATGGTTACTGCAGTTGATTCCGCCTTAGCAGAAGCTGAACCACGAGTAGGCTTAGGAATGTGGATTACATCACCTTTCTTGCCAGCCATTTGAATGCGCTTGACAAGTGGAGCCATCTTAAGGTTCTTTTGGTATGCAGCAATAATTTCATCACTCCAGATTTCTGGAATAAAAGTACTTGCTGCTGTCTTGTCTACCACAGCATTAGCTGTGAAGTAAGTTCCCGAAGTTTCGTTAGCCATGATTAATCTCCTTTAGATTACTTGACCCGACCCTCCGCGTATGCTGTCAGTATTTCATCTGACAATGCTTGATAACGCTCAGGGTCTGTTTTCATTAATTTAATAATGTCGGACCTGCGATATACTTTTTTACGTGAACCCTCACCAGTGCCTCGTGCATTGCCTGTATTAGCTGCCTTAAGTGTCTGCTTACGTGCCTGTTTTTCAACTTGGGCGGTTTGCTGTGCAACTGTCTTCCGTTCTTTCCAGAGTGTAAACAGTTCATCAGCAGAGTCAGCATCGTACTGTTGGTCAGCTGCTACAAACAACTGAGTCCTAATTTTAGATGCCTTAATCCATTCTGCAAATTTAGGATCACTAAGGATCGTTTGCATGTCTGGATGTTTAGCTTGAAGCGTAGCAAGTGACGACTGCTTTTTGTACTGCTCAGTGTACTGCTGTGCTTCTCTAATCTTAGGATGATTCTCAATAGCACGATTAACGGCTGCTTGAGGATCTGTAAAATAGTCAATATCGTCTTCAGGCTCAACGTGTTGCTGTTGAGGTGCTGAGGGTGTTTGAGTAGCAATGTAATCATCCACCACTTTACGAAGTTCACCTACTTCAGAAGACTGACGACCTAATAGCTTTTCAGCTTCTTGGTGCATTTGTACTACTTCTTCTAAAGACTTACCTTGATACTTATCTGGTAAGTTTGGTTCTTGAGGTTGCTCAACTTCTTCTTGTTGAATCTCGTTAACTTCGTTTTGTTCGATTTGATCCGCGTTTTCCTCTTCAGGACGGGGATCTAGAATCGTTGCTCTAGACATGATTAAACTCCGTGATCGTTATCATTATGGAGATGTTATTGTTTACCTGCTTTTTCATGCTCTTTCACCCACTTCATATGCGCTCCGGGGAATGAACCGTCAGAGCCATTAAGGTGAAAGGATGGGGCAGATACCATTTTTGTAGCGTTGGCACCGCAACCGCACCTACTGGTTGTAACAGTGCCTTCTACAAATTCTTCAAATATATGTCCGTTAGTACAACGGAAATCAAATACTTTATACATCTACAGGTTCTTCATCTTCTGCTTCAGCTTGATCTCGAGCAGCCTCTATAGTTCCTTGCAGATTAATAACAGTTGCAAAAGCAGCTACTTGACCTTTACGGAAAAACAAATCTTCCTGATCTTTAACTGTTTGAATATCTGCTAACTGTGTTGCATTATTAGAAAGTTCATTTACGAGTTGTTTGAAACCTTCGTGGTTGAAGAGTTCGTTGTAGTTGTTGAAGTAAGTTTCAAGCTCGGGTGTCATGTTTTCCTCTAAAGTTTACTATGTATAGTAATAGTATAGCATGTTTTTATAAAACTGTCAAGCTTTTTTTGAAGTTTTTCTTCGTCGGCCTGATGCTGTGACTGCGTGTTTGATTTTAGCTGGTCCTGTTTTACGACGTGCAGAAGATTTCTTTTCAGCCGCTGTCATCTTTGCTGCAACAGCTTTGGGTCTACAAGAAGGGTAAGGACGTTTACTCTTGGTAGCTGACTTACGTCCACAAGGCTTACCTGTCTTAACGTCTACCCACTCTTCTTTAAACCACTTCTTAAGGGCTGCACCTTTCTTACTTTTTCTTACGGCCACTTTTATTACCCCAGTTTTTAGCTCCTACCTTACGGCATTTAGCTACAGCACCAGAAGCGTATGCAGAAGGCCAGACTTTGTACCTAGCTTTGACCTTACGCGCACAAGCGTCGTTTGCCTTCTTAGTTTTAGCTTTGGGCATTTCTATTTACCTTTTGGCTTTTTTACTTTTTTCTTTTTCTTTCCGTAGTTGTACATTGGCTTTCTCCTGTGCTTTTTTAGACAAGTCCTTCATGTGAAACAACTTAACTGAGGTTTTGCCGTGGGTTTTGCCTGAATGGAGCGACCCATCGGGCATTTTGTGTGTAGCACCTGTAAACTCAGTGCCGTCACGTTTATAATGTTTTACACCTTTAGCCATAGTATTACCATTTTTTACATGACCAGTATCTAGCTGTTAACTTACTGGGTGGGTTTGTGTCACACTTGTGACGCGCTCTAAACGACTTACGTCGCGCTGGCTGGTCTTTCTTAATAGTCATCTTAGCGTCACCAAAACGTATAGTCTTAGTCTTATCGCCTTGTTTGGCTACTACTACAAACTTTTTAGTTGGGTGATTAGGCGTCCGCTTTGGCTTGTTGTACCCGCTTACGCCCGCTCGTGCTAGTTTTGGATCCTTGGACTTGGGCATTACATAATTCCTCCACCTTGGTTTCCAGTTGGCCCACCTTGACCTCTAGGTCCTGTAGGCGTTGGAATGTTCCTTGGAAGTGGTTGTTGACTTGGTCCAGCAGGTGCTGCATTTCTTTCTGCGTTATTAACATTGGTTTTACCTTGTATTTGCTTTTCTTTGAGGAGAGTATCAGCAACTTTCATACGTCGCTCAAACTCTTTATCTTCAGCGTCACCTTCACGAAGGTTTCGGGTGATAGCATTAATTTTATCAATCTCTAGTTCTTGCGGTACTGCTTGAGCCTCTGCAACCAACTTAGCAGCACGTGCCTGCGACTCTTGAGCCTGAGCAGACAGTGCTGCAGTTTGTGACTGCTGGAATTGCATCTGCAACTGTTGTATCTGTTGTTGCATTTGTTGTGCTTGCGGGTTAGGTTGTGAAGCCTGAGCAAGGGCTGCAAGAAGTTCTTCACGGTTAGACAAATTCATGTTGTCAATAACAGATTGAATAAGTGTATTGTACAACGGTGAATCTTTACCCATAGTCTGTAGCAACTGTACAAGCTGAGTGACTTCGTATTCACGAGCAATAATACCAAGAGTACTGCTTGCGTTAAACTTATAGTCAGCTACAGGGTAGTTTTCAGGGTCAAACTGCATGTAACGATACGCAGCTTTTTTAACAAATGGAATTAAAAACGACTGTTGGAAGTTAATCAATGTACGTTTGTGACGTTTAATAATAGCGCCAAGAGACATACTAATACCAGCGGCAGTAGCTTCGCCATTAACCTGACCTGCAATTCCTGCTGAGTCAACGGCTCCTGTTGCTTGCTGTACCATTTGCTGCAATGCTCCGGCTTGAGCAAAAGTGATTTGATTAACTTGACCAAAATTAAAGGGTTGAAGTACTTCACGAGGATCTCCGTTGGTCAAAATCATCTTACCGGGGCGTACCTCTGGTTTTGCACCTCGTGGTAGACGAGTAGCATCAATAGCCATCATAGGATGAATAGTAAGGCTTAGTGCGTCAATACGTGCGCGTAGCTCTGTGTCAAGTGCTTTCTGACTGTTGTAACCTTTTTCACATACACCACGACCCCAAAAACGTCCGGGTACTACGTCCCAAGGGAATGCTACAACAGGACGATCCATCATCATATAAGGGTTAGCTTCTGCCTTAAGAAGGATACCACCGTTAGCAATCACTACAACGGCCTCTACGTAACGTGAGCCAGACTCTTCTTCAGGTACCTCTTCTTCGTCTTCGTCGCGTGTAGCGGAATCTAGAAGCTCTCGTGGCACTAAACCGTAGTACTTAGTAAGTCGTACTTTGTCATCGTTGTAAATCGTAATGTCTTGATCAGGTTCTAAATCAGTGTCAGGAGCAGCAGGACCAACATAAACGTCACGGTATACACCTTGTTCCTGAAGCATTTCAACGTGGTGTAGGCTAACAAACTCATCTACAGCTACACCCATAGCATCTTCAACAGATGTGGCTACAGGATCAATTAGGAAGTTCTGAGGCAGTACAGGCTTAAGCTTTACTTTTACACGATCAGTAATGTTAACACCAACAGCTTGAAGATCACCACCCATAATGTCTTGGGTAGCAGGAGCCATCTCTTTCATTTCTTCAATAACAATTTCACCAACGCCTGTACCAAAAACAGCTGCGTTGATAAGACACTCTGCTACGGCTTTACGTACCATGCAGTCTTCAAAGTCTTCAGTCAGTTTGTTACGCAGGAACTGTACGTCTTGCTTGTTAGTGTCGCCAAAGTTGTCGCTTACGTCAAACCACTTACCACGTCCAAAGGTAGCTTCTTCTAGTTCTGCTACATTAGACTCAACTGCTTGTTGAAGTGCAGGAGAAATAATACGGGAACGCTCAGACCCACGCTGGCTGTCAGCAGGATCCCAGATGCCACGCCATAGTCTATAATACTCTTCAAATCTGTTTTCATAATTACTTTCGTAGTAATCCCTCCAGTCTTCACATTTATTTATAACCCAATCTTCAAGAGCTTCTTGGATCATTAACGGGTCATTCTCGTAAAATTCTGCCATAATTAATACCCTGCTACCACGTCTAGTATTTCGTGGTCTTCTATTTCATAGTCGTAGTCATACGTTACATTAGCTAACTGATCTATGTATGCTAATGCGTCCACTAAGTCATCGTGTGTTAACGGGTCAGGGAATTGAAACAACTGGTCAAGAAATCTACTGTTCCATTCGCCTTTGTTTAGCGTTATATAACCATTCTCAAATCGTCCTTGCAACGCCCACATAACACGATCTGTTTTCTTTTTGTTTCCGTGTGTTAGTTCTTCTACTCTAAAGAACATACCGTAACGTTTCTGCATGTCCATCAAAGGAGACATTACTGCTTGTTTAGCAATACCTCTTTCGATTCCAACCGATACGGGACGGTAATCTCTAACGGCCTGAAATATTTTAAGTGCTGTCTCGTCAAGTGACCATCTACCGTATATAATATTGTCAACATACCAACCATGCTCATTGACCTTAACCACGGCGATCGCTGTGTCGTCAAGCTTGGAATTCTTAGTCTTCTTTTTGTTGACTTCTTCAAAACCTGCCAAGTCAACGGCAATGTAGTAATCTCCTATTTCCGGCTTATCCTCACTAAACTGTACCCAGTCTTCCTTAAACATCTCTGAACCACGGGCTTCAAACGACGCCATAAATTCTTGACGAAACGCATAAGAAGACATAGACCTTTTTGCAATATCGATTTCAGACGCATCAAGAAGAGGATTATCGTAAGAAGTAAAGTGCCATGCCTTGTACGTTTCATCATCGCCTAGTTCCGCATATTTGTACAACTCATAAAAGTGGTTGCGACCCATAGGTGTCCCTATGAACATTGCACAGCCCTTCTGGTCAGCCAAGGCTGGTCTCAAGATTTGTTCAAATACGTCAGGTTTCATGTCTGCGTATTCGTCTAGTACTAAAAACTTAAGACTAACACCACGCATTGTCTCTGGTCTATCAGCACCTTTTAGGCTAATGGTAGCACCATTGACAAGCTTAATTTGCAAATTATTAATGTGACTACCGCTAATAACAGGATGCCCCAGTTCAAGCAGGGTGGACCACATAATGTCTCTGGCTTGTCCCTGAGTAGGTGCGACGTAAAATACATGTCCTCTATCTGCCTGTAGTGCGTTAACTATTAACATCCATGCTGCTAACCTAGACTTACCTGTACGTCGCCCAGCAGCTACTATTTTAAATCTTGTTTCATCTGCCCAGACTTCTTGCTGCCAAGGCAGTAACTCAATGTTTAAATCCATTAAAAGTTTAACCTTGGTGTTGCTGGTACTAATTCAAACGAAATAATACTAACAAATGTAGAAGCAGCTTCTGGAGTCAGACTTAAGGTGTCTCCTTCTTTTGCTACTAAAAACTCACCAAACTGTCCACCGAACTCTAAA